AGACTTGGTTAAGAAACTTGGCCTTGAATACACAGAAAAAAATCTAGAGAAAGACTTTGAATCTAATCCTATCAAATTGATAGAAGATATAGGTAAAAAAGTCATGTCTATGCCACAAGTTAAAATTGATGGTGAGTTAGTTGGTGGTTATAACCAGATGGTAGAATACTTTGTTGAAAAAGGTATGATCAACTTTCAAGGTGAAGTAATTGACAATGGCTGATAACGATAATGTAATACAGTTTCCTACAAATAAAATTGTAAGAAATACCAGTACTGAAAATCAACAGGCACAGAATAAGATTAACGAACAGTTAAAACAGAAACAAACAAAACAATTTATTGAACACCAAGTAGACGATATAGTTATGAATTTAATAAACAGTTTTTTAGACCTAGCAATCAAAACAGATAAAATTACATTTACAAAAGATTTAGCTATGGTTGTTGACGCTATGAGAGGACTAATATACAGAGACTTTGGTATGAGACATACTTCACATACGTTGATTGATAAAATTGTTGATGTTAAACAAATGAAAAATGGTCATAGATCAGCCACCATAGACTATAGTAGAGTTATGGAATCAGGCAAACCAACTAAACCATTTAACAAAGAACTTAAAACTGAACTAGATGACCTATCAAATGGTTCTAGTATTTTTGAATCAGATAGTGATTTAGGTAGCGATGATGACAAATAGAATTTACAGAATTACTCCGGTAATCGCCTCAGCAGGTTGTAAAATAGCAATTAATAATAATAAAGGAGACTTAAACAATGTTTAAATCTATTAAAAATGCGCTTAGAGGTAGAAAATCTTTAAGCAAAACTCAAAAGGTATTAAATCTTTTGAACAAAGGCGAATCTGTATCTTGGACAACGCTAAGAAACAAGTTTGACCTTAAATCGCCAAGAGCGATGGTTGATAAATTAAGATCACAAGGTAATATGATCTATATCAACAAAACAGCAAAAGGTACTTCATACAGAGTTGGTATGCCTACTAGAGCTATTATAGCTGCTGGTATTACTAAACTTTATGGAACTCCATTCGCTTACAAAAACTAGTATAGTTAGTATGGTGGCGAGAAATCGCCACCTACACAAACCAACGGAGATTTATGTCAAGTAAAGCACAACTAAAAAAACAAATTGAGACATTACAAGAGACCAACAAATGGTTTAAAAAACAAATTGAACCACATGATTGTGGCTGGATGTACACCACTATTGATGGTATCAAATACAGAATTAAAGTATTAAAAGAAAGATTAAGAGCAAAAGAAAAAGGTAAAACAATCAAAGAAAAACATTGGAGTGATTATGCTTAAACAATTAAAGAAAAACGTTTTAGGTATTATTGCAGTGGGTGGTTTTTTAGCCGTACTTGCAGTAGTATTAAATTTATTACAAGGTACATTATGATTCTAGTAGATTTAAATCAAGTATTAATATCTAACTTAATGGTGCAGACCAGAGGCAAAGCAGAGGTCAAACCTAACATGGAAATGGTGAGAAGTATGGTATTAAATTCATTACGTGGTTTTAATCTAAAATTTAGAGACGAGTATGGTAAAATGGTGTTGTGTTCAGACGCTGCCAATCCATGGAGAAGAAAAGTATTTCCTAATTACAAACATGGTAGACGAAAAGGTAGAACTGATTCAGATACAGATTGGGATAATATCTTTGCTATAATGGCAGAGATCAAAAAAGAACTTGTTGATAACTTTCCATATGCAGTTATGCATGTAGAAAATGCTGAAGCTGATGATATTATTGCTACTCTTATTAAACAGAGAGAAGAAGATAAGTACCTGATTGTATCTGGTGACAAAGATTTTATTCAACTACATCACTACGGAGATGTGTACCAATTTTCTCCTATACTAAAAGGGTATATTGGTGAACAAGAAGACCCTATACAATTCTTACACGAACAAATTATTAAAGGTGATAGATCAGATGGTGTACCAAACATATTAAGTCCAGATGATATATTTCTACAAGAGGGTGCTAGACAGAAACCTATCAATAAAAAAAGACTACAAGAATTTAAGAATATTGAAAGAAATGCCACAATAGAAACTAATATCAAAGAGAACTATCAAAGAAATAAGACTTTGATTGATCTATCTCAAATACCAGCTGACATAGAAAAAAGTATTATAAATACATACAAGAACTATAAAGTAAAAGACAGGTCGCTCCTGTTAAATTTCTTTATAGAAAATAAAATGAAGACATTAATTGAACAAGTGAATGACTTCTAACACATATATGGAGAATAAATTATGGCTAAAGTAGAAATGTCGTCAGCAATGGCGGCCGCTCAAAGAACCAGTGGGTCAACAGAACCTACTGTACACGAAATCTTTACACAGATTAATAACGCTAAAGATAAACCAAAGAAGATAGCAATCTTAAAAAAACATGACACTCAAGCAATGAGACAGTTGCTTAAGGCTGCATTTGATCCTAAAATAGAGTTTGCATTACCAGATGGTACACCACCATTTATTAGAAATGAAGCTCCAGCAGGAACAGAGCATACTAGTTTGTTTTATGCTAGTAAAAAACTATGGAGATTTGTTAAAGGTGCAGATCCAGATACTAAACAAATGACCAGAGAGAAAATGTTTCTTGGTCTATTAGAGTCTTTACATGAAAAAGACGCCGATGTATTAATCGGTATAAAAGACAAAAAAATAAACAACATGTACAAAGGTCTAACAGCGGCTGTAGTAAAAGAGGCGTTTAATTGGACTAACGACTTTGTAAAATCAGACGGTAAATCGATTCTAAAAGAATTATTGTCTTAAAAACCTCACATTTTTAAGGGTGCGACACAACGTACCCTTAAAAAACCCTTATAAATCAACGCTTTTAAATTTTTTTTCTGCTTGACTTTTATGTCAGGTTGTGGTATCCTAAATATATAAAAAGAAAGGTATATTACATTATGAAAAAAGCGATACTATTTTTAGCTGTACTTTGGTTAGGTTTAAACGCCTTTGCTAATTCAGTTAAAGCAGATGACTATAGCAAGGCAGTTATTGGCCATGTTATATCAGAGACTATTAAAAACAATGAGATAGATCACAAGTCTATTATGGAGGGTGAAATATCTAAACTTGGACACCTTTACGCTTTGGAAATGGTTTCTATTTTAGAAAAACATTTACCATACATACTTGATTCTGTTATGACAGAGTTGAGATTAAAAGCAGACCTTGAATATAAATGCAAGTTGCTTGAAGATACTAAAGCCGTTGACAAAGATTGTATATAATGATTAACTTAAAATTAGGAGAAAAAACAATTGTTAAGAAGATCAACAAAATACACGAAGACAAAGAAGCTATTGAAGGCTGACCTTACCCAAAAATCATCTAAACGAAAATATAAAACAAAATATATTGATATAAAAAGATATTTTTCTATGATTAATGAACTGGTATTTGATAACAAATTGTCGCCGTTTAATAAAGTATATATTAAACAGATGAGAAATAGAACACTTGGTCAAGTTATAACTTATGATTGGGAAAGACGAGGTACAAGAGAGTACGAGCTTCATATGTTACCGACATACGAAGACAAACAAGAATTTGCTAATACGTTAGCACATGAAATGGTTCATCTACACCAGATGGCCAACGAGGGCGATACTGGTAACCATAACGCCTTATTTTATAGTTACCGAAGTAAATTAAACAAAGTAGGATTGGACTTATAATTATGAGTAATATGATGAGAAGAAAAGTGAAAGAACTTGATCCTTACCTTAAAGGCAGAATAGGTGAGGCATTGATACAACTACAAGAATTACATAAACCATCAAACAGATCAGGTACATCTAAAGTATATTATACTGGCAATTGGGCTAAAGATGTGTACGATAACTTTACAGATAAACAGGCTGCTGTTATATTTTCTAAAGTTGCTAAGATGAAAGAGGGTTTATCATTAACACAAACAAAATTACCAGCTTTCGTAGATGAAGAAGGACTAGAGTGGACAGGATACGATTACGTTGCGAGGAAAATATGAAAACAGTAAAAGCAATAGCACGAACTTTAATGTTCGTTGTTGTGGTATTATTTTGTGTAACCACGGTACACTATTATAAAATTCAGGCAAACGCTTCATTACCTACAAAACCTGATTTTGAACATACAAATAATCAACAGTTTATAGACAACGTTAATCAGTGTGTTGAATACATATATTTTTATGAGAAGACAGTTAACAAGGTAGATAAAGATTTACTATTAGCACAGGCGGCTCTAGAGTCTGGTTGGGGAAACAGTAGATTTGCCAGAGTTGGTAAAAACCTATTTGGTATTAGAACTTATAATCTACAAGAGCCACATATGTTGCCTTCAAACAATCCTAAAAAATGGGGAGTTAAAGTATTTCAACACGAGTGTGATAGTGTATTACATTATATAAATACTTTAAGTAATCACCATGCTTATGAGAAGTACAGAGAACTATTAGCTACAGGTGCAGATAGTTTAGAATTAGTTGAAACACTTGACTCATATGCCAGTGATAAAGACTATTTTTGGAAAGTAAAATCAATCATCAAAAAGATAAGAGAAAACTACAAACACTAATATGTTTCTAATCATACTAACTTTTTTAAGTGCGATATCTATATCTGTAATAGCCGCTGGTTATTCTATATTAGGTCTTGCAACACTATTTGCTGGTGCAGTTGTACCTATTATTGCTATGGGTAGTGCATTAGAAGTTGGTAAGTTAGTAGCTGCCTCGTGGTTGTATCATAACTGGCGCTCAGATATACCTAGATTATTAAAAGCATATCTATTCACAGCTATTATAGTTTTAATTTTTATAACGTCTATGGGTATTTTTGGTTTCTTATCAAAAGCACACCTAGATCAAGTAAAACCAACATCTGGTAATAATATAAAAATAGAATTACTTGATAAACAAATTAATCAACAACAATTAATTATAAACAGAGCAGAAAAACAATTATCTTTACTAGACAAAGCATTAGAAGTTTATATTGACAAAGAATATGTCACTAGAGGTCTAAAAGAAAGAGCTAAACAAGAAGAAGAAAGAAATACTTTAAATAGTGCAATCAATAATGCTAGTGATAAGATTGCAGAATTAACAAATAGTAAAGCTAGTCTATCATTAGAACAAGATAAGATAGAGGCAGAGGTAGGTCCTATTAAGTATGTAGCAGAGTTAATATATGGCGAGAATGCTGAACAAAATTTTGACAAGGCAGTTAGAATTGTAATACTCATATTAATATTTGTATTTGACCCATTAGCAGTATTATTATTGATAGCGGCTAATATATCATTGAAACAGTGGAGAATGAAAAGACAATTGACGGCTACAAATAAGAAAGTAAACCTAGAGGCAAAATTAAAGAGATTAGAAAAAAGAAATAAGAAGTTGAGAAGATATAAGAATGTGGTAAAAGACTTTGGCGATAATCCAGATGAGATTAAGTTGAAGTTAAATCAGATAGTGAATTTAGATGATAAGAATTAGTATTTTAATATTATTGCTCGTGACTTTTAGTGGTTGCATGAAGACAACCTGTGTAACCGACCTAGAATGTAAGAAAACATTAGATTGGAATAATCCTGGTTTTACAGTTGTACGAACAATAATAACACAAGGTGCTAATGCAGGTAAATAGTGGCTTGACAAAAACAAATAAATGAGGTATAATTTATATTATGATGAAACAATACATAGAACGAATCAGTAACACTCCAGAAAAACAAGAAAGACTTATAAACAACGCTGTGGAGGCAACCAAAGGTGCTACTACAGAGTGGTCTAAAGACTTCTGGTTTGGTATATTTACCAAATTGTGTACTAAATTCAATAGAAATGACCTATATCAAAAAAATATACACTAACAGCTTGCCTTTTAGGCCAGATGTGATAATATATACGTATGAAAACAATTAATATTACACTAAACAAAAAAACACTATCAGAGGTTTACAATCAAGTTGCTTTATTAAACAATATGGGTTTTCCTAACTTTCAAAAAGGTGAACCTATTCACAATTTGATGAGAGAGATTAAAAAAGAAGTGAACAAACAAAAGAAACAAGACGAAGTGGTATTATGGAAAGAACTATTAGAGTTTTGGCCATTGTCTATAGTTGTACCATCATTGTTGCTTGCCATTTTGTTTGGTCCATATATAATGAGGTAACATGAATATATTTTATCTAGACAAAAACCCATACATAGCTGCTAAAATGTCTTGCGACAAGCACGTATGTAAAATGATTATAGAGTCTGCTCAGATGTTATCTACAGCACATAGAATGTTAGATGGCGAACACTATACAGGCAGGACTAAAAACGGTCATAAGATACAAAGATGGCGTCTAGACGAAGACAAAGAAGATTTAATTTACAAAGCATGTCATACAGGTCACCCTAGTACAGTGTGGGTAATGTCAAATATATTTCACTATACTTGGTTATACAAACATATGATTGCTCTTAATGACGAATTTAAATTGCGTTACAATCATACAGAGGATCATATGACTATACGTAAACTCAAAGAAGTATTACGACAACCACCGAAAAATATACCTATAAATAAGATTGCAACAGATCCAACACCTGCTATGCCAGATGAATGTAAAATACCTGGTGATGTGATTGGCTCTTATAGAAAGTATTATGTAATGAAGAAAAGAGAATTTGCTACCTGGAAAGCACCTGCTGTTGTACCAGAGTGGTATACAAAAGGAGTTAAAGATGGCGAAAATTTTAAAAACATCATCTAAAACTAAATTTAATTTTGATGGTCGTAGTAGAGTATCAGATGACCATTATAGAAATAGATGGAATGAAATTTTTGGCAAAAAGAAAAACCCTATTGCTAAAGAGGTACGAACACCAAAATATAAACCAAAAGTTGTAGAATCTAAAAAGAAATACAATAGAAAAAAGAAAGAGAAGATAGATACATGGCAATGGACGTAAATCAAATAAGACCTTTGACATTAGACGAAGAAAAAATTTTAAGAGAAGGACTATCAGATGTAGAGGTTACATATGAAAATGTTGCTACACTTACAGTTGAAGACCCTTTTGCTAATTTAGAAATACAAGGTGACAATAGTATACCACAGGATAAGACAGAGGAAGAAATTATATATAGTAAAGAATAATGGCTAAATCAAAAGAAAAAATATACGAGAGAAATCCTAATACAGGAGTTATCCGTTGGAGATATGTAGGAGAATCACCAGACAAATTTGGTTGGCCGAACTATGGAAGAATTTTAAATGAAAAGAAAAAAAATAAAAAAAAGTGAGTATTCTGATTTATACGATTGTATAAAAAGTGATCAAGTACCAGCAAACCATATTGCTGAATACTTTCAAGATGAAGACTTTTTTAAATACGTTAAAAGGAGAGAAAAGAAAAATGATTAAAGACGCATTGATCAAAAAATTAGAAGGCGATATTGAGGTGGCAAAAGCTGATCTTAAACTTTTTATGGATAAACCTATTGGTGTTGCAGAGCATATAGATTATGTTGTTACTGCTGAAAAAAAGTTAGAGGCATTGGCTACTGCTGAAGATAAACTATCATCACTTAAAAATCTATAATAGTGGCGTACAGTGTTAATGATAAGTGTATCATGTGTAAACACACTGATTGCGTTGAGGTCTGTCCTGTAGATTGTTTTTATGAAGGAGAGAATATGTTAGTGATCAATCCAGATGAATGTATTGATTGTGGTGTATGTGAACCAGAGTGTCCTGAAGGAGCAATACTATCAGATATGGAAGAAGAAGGACAAAAGTGGATTGCATTTAACGATAAGTGGTCAAGACAATGGCCAGTTATAACAGATAAAAAAGATAGTATGGATCCAGATAATAAACATAGAGACGAACCAGATAGATTAAATAAATATTTTAAGAACAAATGATACTAGATAAAATTAAAGAGACAGGTGAAAATTTACATATGTTAGAAGGACATGACCGACTTCATTATCTAGTAGACAAAGCAAAAGAAGTTAAACCATTACCAGAATGGCTAAAAACAGAAGCAAATAGAATACATGGTTGTGCTAGTAGACTATGGATAACTGGTATGAAAGACCCTAAAGATGGTTGTATGATATATCATGCTGATGGTGATTCTCATATAACAAAAGGTACTGCTAAATTGGTAACTGATATAGTTAATGGTGAGAAGTGTGAAGACGTTGCTAATTTAACTGTAGACAGTTTTACACCATTAGGAATAAAAGAATTACTTACTATGCAAAGACAAAATGGATTAGGTGAATTATTAAATAGAGTTATAGGAATTGCAAATGCCAATATACACGTTTAGAAATAAAAGAACTAAAAAAGAATTTACAGAAATGATGACCATTGCAGAAATGGAGGCTTATATGAAGAAGAATAAGCACATAACACAAGTACCACAGGTACTAAATATATCAGGTGGTGTAATGGGTGTCAATATGAAGAACGATGGTGGTTGGAAAGACAATCTATCACGTATAGCAGAGGCACACCCTACTAGTGCATTGGCAGACAGATATAGAAGCCGATCATCTAAAGAAATTGCAACAAGAAATGTTGTACAGAAACACCTAAAAAGACAAGCAAAGGGGAAAAAATAATGGCGACAAAAGATTTACCAGATTACATGAGAGGTTTTGACCTTGTAGAAGATTTTGGAGTTACAGCAGTAGAAGCTCCACCTAAACAAGAAACACCAGTTGTTGATACAAAAGCAATGGACAATGCTAGTTTAGAAATATCAAAGGTTAAACAAGACGTATCATCTATCAAGTCCATGATGAACGAAGTAATGCAGATAGTGGCAGAAAAAGATACTATTACTAAAGAAATA